TAAGTTTCCAAGTCCCCTTTTCTTTCGAAAGGGTAATCTCTTACATGAGATTGGTGACTTTTACTCTGCGATAGTAGTGGTTGCGGTTCGCTGTGAACGCATCGGCGTCTGTTGTGCCGTCCGACTTCAGAACGAATGGGTTTGCAATCATACCATAACGGGTCTTGAAACCAATTTTTGGTTGGAAGGTGTTAGGATCGATTGCACGAACCATTTGTAGTGGAACGTATGGGCAGTAGAAGATACCTGCGTCGTAAGCATTCGAACCCTTATAACCAACAACGTAGAACTGCGATGCAGCGCCTGTGTTTGCTGAGTAAGGATCGATGAAGACCTTGTAACGGCCGTTCAGTGTTCCAGCGAAGGTATTGCCTGTGTCATCCGACGAGATGCCGTTGTTACCAGCAAGGTTAGTACCTGTGTCAAGCATGCCTGCCATTGCAAGAGCAGCAGCAACGTCTGACGAACAGATAATGAAGTTACCCTTACCACGACGGGTGTCTTGAGCGATTACGTTTGCGTCACGCTCGATGTTGAAAAGCAGACCCTTGAAACGCTCAACCGACCAACGACCGTTTGAGTCAACGTCAAGGTCGAAAGTGCCAGCAGTTGCAGTCGAAGCAGCACCTGTCTTAGCAACCTTGTAGATTGTGCGGATAACTTCGCGGTTGATTTCTGCCAGAATTTCTTGCGACAGGATGTTCGACAGTTCCGACTCAGCGTCAAGACCGTGAATTGCCTTCAGGTCCTGTGCGAGTTCGACTGTGTATTCTGCCTTCAGAGCACGTGTCTTAGCAGTAACAGTGGTCTTCTCGATCGAGAATGCCATTTCGTTGAAGTCTGTTCCAGCAGGATCACCCAGAGCTTCAGCGTCTGCTGTAGCAATACCAGTACCTGTGGTGTAAGAACCGTCAACTGGGTTTGAACCAGCGTGAGTTCCTGTACCCGAGAAGTCGGTGTCTGCTTCGTTGAAGAGTGCTTCAGTGCCATTCATTGCGCTGTAGCGTGACTTCATTGCGAAGATAAGACCAGTTGGACCAGTCATTGGCTGAACGCCAGCAACGTCGTATGCCATCAGGTTTGGCAGCGCACGACGAACGAGCGAAATCAGGATTGGATCGTAGCGGTCAAGATTGTCAGCACCACCTGTGGTTGCTTGAGCAATGTTGTTTGCTGCTGGTGTGCCTTCGAAAAGAGCAGAACGCTCTTCGCGGAGTGCACGCTCTTGGTTTTCAAGAACGACTGCAGTAACCGAACGCTTGTAGGCATCCTTAATCTCACCAAGTCCTTCGTGGTTGAGAACAGGCTCCCACTTCTTAGTTAATTGTTCTGAAAGAAACATTTAGTTTTCTCCTCTTAGGTGTTCAATAGATTTATTTATAATAAATTACTTTTTAGCAGCAATCTTATCCAGTGCCTGGACATACTTGCTTACTGTTGATCCTTCGATGAACTCGTTGTCAACTCCATCGTCAAATTTCTCTTCTGAAAGAGCACGTGTCTTAGGGAAATAGTTTTCCTTAATGACTGTCAGTTTCTCTTCAAAGATTTCTGCATTCTCGAATTCTACATCAGCGACCAGAGACTTGAACTTTTCAGCGTCTGTCTTTGCCAGATCTTCGGCAACGACGGAGAAAACGCTTTCTTTCATAAGTTCTGTGTTGGCATCGTGCAGTTCTACATTTGCAGCGATTGTCTCGTCCAGTTTCGACGACAGTTCGTCGATCTGAGCTTGCATTTCACCAAGAACATCATATTTTTCTTCGGGAACATCAATGTAATGTTCAGCGAATAGGTTCTTCAGACCGTTGATGAAATCTTCGGCGATATCCGAACGGAGACCGTTCTCAACTGCCAGTTGATTTTCTTCGATCCAATTTTCAATTACGTAACCGAGATAGGAATCGACCTTCTCTACGAGTTCCGACTTATATTCTTCCATCAACTCAGCAGCTTCTTCGACCAGACGGTCTTCGATGATTGCTACTTCGTTGTTGACTCTTGCAACAACCATTGCTTCGAAGAGCGATGATGCCTTGTTGCGGAAATCTTCTGTCAGATCTTCATTGCCGTCGAACAGAGTCGCAAGATCAGCAGCGAAATCTTCTTCTAGATCTTCATCTTCATCGTCGAAATCTTCATCTTCAAGGTCTTCATCTTCTTCAGGATCATACTCTTCCTGATGAACATTACCCTTTGAGTTTGCTTGATTTACAACCGATGCTGGATCAGCAACTGTCTTGAAGTTTGGTGCATCACCAACTGTTCCAGAATGTGCCATGAGATCGTCTTGCTTCAGTGAAGATGCTTCCTTGGCACCAGGATTTTCTGTTTCGTCATCGCGTTCACCAGAAATAGTTGCATCTTGCGACGAACCCTGACGTGGAGCATTTTGATCGCCAGCAACCTTACCTGGAATCGACGAGTCCTTGCCCTTAGCAGCGCCCATTGCGCCAGCAGCAGGACTTGCTTCTGACGAACCCTGCATAGGATTGGTTGCGTCGCCTGCTTCGGCAACAACACCCTCGGATAGTTGCTTCTTATTCAGCAACTCTCTGATTTTGTTCTCTACACTCATTTGCTTCTCCTAAAAGTCGAGATTATATGATATTTATAAAAATTTTGTTTTGCGGGAAACGCGATTCAGGAACGATTCGAATACACGAAGTTTCGCTTCTTCTAGTTCTTTCTTGCTCGCTTTCTTAATATAACGCTTGGTCATGTCGCATTGCTGCTCCATCCAAACACCATTAACAACAACCCATTCCTTACCTTCCATGATACCCTGAACAAACGCATCAGGGGCAGATGGATCTGCTACGATATCTGCAGCAGTGGCAAGATAAAAGTCATCCTGGACTTCGTTAATGCCGTCTTTGTTTGCTTTCAGTGTTCCCATACCACGGGATGAAACACCGAGTTTCGCACCACCTTCAATCAGACCCTTAGCAATATTACCCATTGGAGTGTCCATGAGTTTTGCCTTACCAATATAATTGTCTCCATCTTCTTTAAGAGAAACAATCATATGCGATACACGATCGAGATTAATCGATGGACCGTCTGGGTGACCAAGCTCACCAAGAGCACGATTCGCCTTAACGTATGATTCGTTGTATCTTTCTACTTCTTTCGCCATCACTTCTTTTGGATAAACACGCCCATTACGGTTTTGAAGATTTGACTGAAGGAAGATACCCTCAATAAAGTGTGTTTTCTTACCATTAGTTTCTTCGGTAAGGATGTTGATGTCTTCAACGACTTCAGTAATGAGTTTCATTATCCTAGATCTCCTTGATTCTGGTGCTGCTGCGGACCATATCCAGAGACCTTAGCAAGTTCTAGAACTACAGCGCCTGTGCCGCTGGAAAAATCGACGACAATGTCAGAACCATTTTCTTCATTGTCGGACCAACCTTCAAATCTCATATTACCTGTTCCTGACAGATAGTAGAGAACTTGACTGTTTCTTGTAATGGTTGCTGTTGAACCGACCGACATCGCCCAAGTAATCTGACGAATGTTCGC